CGCCGAGCAATGGCTGATGGAGCATGATAAGATTTGCGATGTGCGCGGCCCGCCGTTCACGATGGATGTTTGGAAACGCTCGCTGGTCATTTCCGCTTTGCGCGATGGCGACAAGGGCACGCTGTTGACGGAAAACACCGGCGGCTATCCGATGATTCAAAGCATTCCCGCCCATCGCATCGGTTGGTTCAGTTCGGAAGCCGTGGTTGAAGGCGGCGAATTCGACGGCGCGCGAATGATTGACGGCGTAATCGTGAATGATTACGGGCGGCCAATGGCTTACCGGATTTACGATGAAACCGGCGACGAGTTCACGGACTTTTCCGCCAACGATATGCTCTTGACGTTCCTGCCCGACTGGGATGACCAGGCGCGCGGTATCTCAGCACTGGCCGCCAGCGCGTTTGATTGGCAAGATATCGCCGAGGCGCGCCGGCTTGAACTGCTCAGTCAAAAGCTCAATGCGTCCATTGGTATGATAGAAGAAAATGAAACGGGCGAGGCTGACGAGAATGGCGGTTTGACAATTCCCGCAACCACCGGCACCGAGATTGCCGGTGTGCGGCTTGAAAAAGCCTCTGGCGGTTTGGAAGTGCGCTATTTCAAGGCCGGCGCTGGTCAGGGATTAAAGCCGATGGTCAATGACAGGCCGACGGCGAATCAAAAGGAATTCTCCGAGACAATTATTCGCAGCGCACTTAACGGCATTGGCTGGTCGCCGGACTTCTCCCTCGACCCCTCGAAGGTCGGCGGCGCTTCGATGCGCGTTGTGGTTGCCAAGATCAATTCGACCATCGGGATTTTGCAGCGGTTCATTCTTTCACCAGCCTGCCGCCGAGTGGATGGTTGGCGTATCAGCAAAGCTATCGAACTCGGCCTGCTCCCTGACGACCCGGATTGGTTCAAGTGGAAATATCAGGGACCGGCGAAGATCACGGCGGACGAAAAATATCAAAGCAGCGTTTCCATTGAAGAAATGCGCAGCAATCTGACTTCGCTCAAGACCGAAGCCGAGAAGCGCGGCGGATTCTGGGAGGATGTGCAGGACGATGCCATCGAGGTCGAGAAACGATTGCAGGCGCGATGCAAGGCAGAGGGCGTTGACCCGAATCGGATCATGATTTACCCGCCCGGAACCGCGCCAGTCAACGAAGCCTCCAGCGCTGCTCAATCACCGACAACCCCATGAGCTACCCACTCATTGCCGCCAAGGTGCTTAAAAGTTTCTGGGCCATCACGCCCGAAAAGCACCAAGCCATTCTCAGCGTGTTGCAGGCGCGATTTAGCGGCCAGCTTCCCGGCGAACCGCCTGACGATGATACGCCGACTGAACCGGGCTATTTCGAGACGAATTCCACCGCCGTAATTCGCATGGATGGAATTCTCGGCAAACACATCAGCGGTTTGGAAATGTCCAGCGGCGGTTGCTCAATGGACCGGGTTGCTTCAATGCTAAAAGTCGCCGATGCCAGCCCGCGCATTTCGACTATCGTCCTCGCTGTGAATTCTCCTGGCGGCACCGTGACTGGCACGCCGGAACTTGCGGCGCTCGTCGCCGATATTCGCAAGCGTAAAAATATGGTCGCCTTTACGGACACGGAAGCCTGTTCGGGCGCGCTCTGGATTGCTTCGCAATGCGGCGACTTCTACTGCACCGAATCCGCCGAAGTGGGAAGCGTTGGCGTGCGGATGATTTTGCTAGACGAAACCGCTTGGCTCGAAAACGAAGGGATTAAGGTCAACGCGATTTCATCCGGCAAATACAAACTCGCCGGGGCCAGTTTCAAGCCGTTGACCGCCGATGAGCGCGAGATATTCCAGGCTGAGAGCGACCGTATTTTTGCTGAGTTTCAAACTGCGGTTAAAGCGGTCAGAACCGTGGGCGACGCATGGCTCGAAGGGCAGGTTGTTCGGGGCCGGCAGGCGGTCGAAATTGGTTTCTGTAACGGCATGGTGAAGGATTTAGATTCGCTCCTTGAAGGGTTGGCTGGGTAGCAAACTTGACTTGTGGCCATTTGCAAATGGCCAACTTTAAGTTTTTCGACATCGGCAAGGCGAACTCTGAAATTGAGCGGCTCGAAACCGAGCTTGCCAGCGCCGCTGCGAATTCTCAGCAGGTGTCCGATTCGGCTCTTGCTCTCAGCAATGAAATCAAGCAGGTCAAAGCTGATCTTGCCACCGCGCAGAAAACCATCGGCGCTCTGCAAAGCCAGGTTGCGGAGAAAGACATCAGGCTGGCGACACTTCAAACTGATTTGACCAAATCCAACGCCGCGCTTGCCGATCCGTCGGGCGTTGTCGAAATCCGCGCGTCGGCCAGGGCGCTAGAGATTGTGGCGGCTCAGGGAGCAAAACCGATTTCGACAACTCCCGCCGCAACTCCTGCCAAGGAAAAACAGGACATCACTTTGAAAGGGCGGGAACGTTTTATGGCAGCAATCACAATTCCAGTCAGCTAAGATTTTATGGCCAACGCACTCATCAGCTTGCTCGACATCACCAAGCGCAGCGGTTCCGATCAAGCCATCGGTCTGCTTGAAGAAACGACAACCTTTTCGCCAGAGCTTCAAACGCTCATGGGCCGGGCAATCTCCGGCACCAGCTACAAGGCCACGAGCCGCACGCTGCCGACCGTCGCCTTCCGCAAAGCCAATGACGGCAGTGATACGCTCAAATCGGTTTACAAACAGATTCTTTCGGAATGCTTCATTCTCGACGCCCAACTTCAAGTTGATAAAGCCGTTGCCGACGCCGAGGCGCGCGGCGGTGTCAATGTCAGCGTTGGTGACATCATGTTTGATGAGGCGCAGGCGATCTTGACGGCTTCCGGCATCACCATCGGTTCTCAAACATGGTATGGCACCAGCGCGGATGCCCTCGGCTTCGCCGGAATCGCTTCACTGACCTCGGCTCTCAATGTGACCGCTACTGGCGCGCCTGTCATTGCCGCCGGTGGAACAACTGCCAGCGTTCAAACCTCGGCTTACTTGGTTTGGAACAACATCAAGGGCGCGCATTTTGTCTGGGGCAACAATCAGGGATTTATGATGGAACCCTGGCGGACGCAGCAAGTTTCTGGCGCAAACAGCAAACCATTGACGGCCTATGTTTCCAACCTCCAAGGTTGGATTGGCCTGGCCGTGAACCACACGAAGTCTGTGGGCCGCATTGCGAACTGCGAAGATGCGGCGAACAAACGCCTGACCGACGCCTTGGGGGCCAAGCTCCTCCAGTACATCCCGATTCAGATTCAGAACTCGGGCGGTCTCCGCTGGTTTATGAATCAACAGGCCGCCTATCAGCTTCAGCTTTCCCGCAGCGCCGGGACGGCCATTACCGCTGCGGCGCCCCTGGCCTTCGCGCCGATGCCCACTGACCTGGGCGGCATCCCCATCACGATCACCAACAGCATCACGAACACTGAAGCGGTCGTTGCCTAAACTTTCAACGCTATGCCCACACAATCAACTCGCGCGATTCAAGATTCGCTTCTGGCGGTCACATCAAACTTCAACGTTGCCGGCGCAACCACCAGCACCAACGCGATTGACCTTGGGCAGGCAACTGCCTTCCCGGTCAATGAACAGATCACGGTTCAAGTTTCAACCGTGGTGGCCACCGGCGCGAACAACAAGAACGTCAACATTGCGCTGCAAGATTCCAACGTGAACACGGCGGCAAACTTCACGAACGTCACCGTCGGCAGTCTGCCGGTCGTTGTCATCATCCCGGAAGTCAGCGCGACCTATGCCGCGACGAACGTGAATATTGCCCTTCCGCCCGGCACGCGGCAATTCATCCGGCTGAAGGCGAATACGGAGGCGAGCGGCGGCAATGCCAGCGATGGCACCTACACGCTAAAAGTGCTTTTCTGATGTCGGGGGGTTCCATCTGTCCCCCGCCGTGTTTTAGTTGACGCGGTGGGGGTTTTGTTTTACCAACGATTAACGTGAAACTATTCATCGGCCTGCCAGTTTACCAACAGGTGCCGGCGCAATTCATGCAGGCCATGTTCGCGCTTCAGGCGCGCAAGCCGTGCGAGATTGAAGTCCACGTTTGCCAGGGGGACGGAATCGCCCGGTCCCGAAATCAACTGACCGCCGCTTTTCTTCGCGGGGACTGTGACAAGCTGTTGTTTATTGATTGCGACCTGATTTTTGGGCCGGACCAGATTGCGCGAATCATCAGCCATGATGAGGACGTGGTTGGCGGTCTTTATCCCAAAAAACAGGAGGGCCGATTGGAATGGGTCATCAACTCAATCGTTCCGCCTGAGCCGATGCGCGCGGACGGACTTCAGCGGGTTGCCTACATCGGCACCGGCTTCATTTGCATCCGGCGCGGCGTCTTTGAAAAGATGCTAAAAGCATATCCTGAAATCGAATTCGATGCGGATTACGGCAACCGCGACAAGCAGCATGATTTCTGGCCGATGGGCGTTTACACTTACAAAGATGGCGCGCGGCGTTATCTGTCCGAAGACTGGTATTTTTGCCAACGCTGGAACGATCTGGGCGGAACCGTCTGGGCCGATTGCAAGGTGCCGCTGAAACATATCGGCCCGGCGATCTTCCCGCTCGCAACGCAACTCGATGAAATGATGAATCCAAAATCAGCATGAGCTTTCAAAGCGAAATTCTCGACGGTCTGAAGGAACTTCAGGGCGACCAGGGCACCGCCACCTTCAACTGGAACGACGCGGATTATCCGTGCGCGTTCAATTCTCTTTCGCGCGGCAATACGCCGATGGAAGGCGGTCTCTGGCTCGAAAATGATTCGGCCTTGTTCGTGGAAAAGGCTTTGCTGCCTTCCGTGCCCGTCGAGGGAAACAAGATCACGTTTCGCGGTCTGACCCTCTTTATTTCCCGCGTGCATGACCGCGATTCAATCGTGAAACTGGACCTCAGCAGCACCGCGCCGCCGAAATGAGCGTTTACAACGACATCGAATTCAAGGTCGAGGATGCCATCAAGAGCCTGCTTGATGGCATTGCCGATCAACTCTATTCCGCGCCGGTTGTCGTGTCGCTGCTCATTGACGATTTGGAAACATCGCACGTCGCCGTCATTGTCGAGAGCTTGGACGTGGCCGAGGGTGTCAAGGAGTCCGGCAATTGGACAACCGCCGCGCGAATCAAAACCGTGACGAGCATTGACGAAACCATTACCGACGAAATGATTGCGGCGGGTGTTGCGGACATTCGCGCGTTGCACCGGCTCCGGTGCGGGCTGGTCCGTGATACGTTGATGGTTGAAAACCTCGACACGCTGTTGGGCGATGCGACAACGGACTTGACGATTCAGGGCAATCAATTTTCAAAGGCAAGCCAAAGGATTGTGGGGCGTTCGTGGATTTCGGAATTCACCA